TTCATACCTTTTTGCTCAAATCCTCTCCAACAAGTTCCTCTAGCCATTATGTTTGTGGTCCACTTCCGCCTCTACCGTCTGGTTGTATATCAAGTCTAAATACTCCATAACGCCAGTTATCATTTAATGCATCGTTTTCAATTTTAATAGCTGCAAGTCTTCCTCGCGCGCGCGTATCTATTTTATCTGTAGTTGAAGATATTGTAAATGGTCCTACTGTTGTTTCTCCTAATGCGCTTGTTGAATCTGCGGGGTAAGCTCTAAAGAACAATGTTACTTTGGCATTACCTTCAAGATATTTAAAATCAGGTATAAATCTTCTAATCTTAATAAAGAATTCACCATCTCCCTCTATATCAAGATCAAAGTCTCCTGATTTTATAAATGAAGATATAACAACACTTGTTGTATTATTACTTGTTAAATTTAATACTTCATTAACTCCAACTTCATGTGCAAAGACATAACTGCCTCCATTACTTATACCATTAATAGTTGGAGAGGTTGGTGTTTTTGTTAAATCAAATTTTGTAGCTGTGGGTTTTAAAAGAACGTGAGCATCTTCATAGGTTGTTCTTGCAAGTGTGCCTGTAGACCAAGCTTGTTCTACATAGTTATATGTAACAATTCTATCTACTTGTGTAGAGGTTGCTTTTGGATAGAACCAATTAATTTCATTATATAAACTGTTGTGTCCTGCAAATACCATTTCACCATTTGTAAAATCAACTCCTAAACTGTCTCCCTGTGTAGTAAATACAAAATCTTCAACAGTACAAGGTAATGTTTTTACCGTACCATCAAATACAAAGAAGTTACCAGAATCACCCATCCAATAAACCGCACCATCTACGAATACTGCAGCGTGTTGTCCAATACATCCACAGTTAGATCCGACTTGACGTATGCTAAATGTAAATGGTGGTCCTACAAACTGCATTGTATAAGCTGCTTCATCTGTTAGAACTAACATATAATCTTTACCTTTAACAGCAGCTATAATTTTACTACCATTATCTAATCTAAATGTACCTGCAGTGTTAGTAGAAGTTGGTTCATATACTTCTATGTCTTCTTGATCAGAAAATCTTATAAACATTGGATCAAGTGTGGCAGGTGTACCAATAGTTGTTTCAGTTCCAAAATGAATTAAATGTCTATCCCTATCAGATACTCTTGTTAAAACTGTTGCCGTAGGATTACCTGCTATAATAGTTGCACGTGTGTTAACTCCTGTTCCTGCTGTTGGTTCCCATTTAAATGTTGAGCCATTTTTAATGGTTGCTATTAATATTTCTCCAAAGTTATCCAAGGACCATGAACCGGCATCAATTGGTGTAGTAGAAGATGTTCTTGGAGTTCCCCAAAAAGTATTTACTTGATTCCATACTCCAGCTCCAAAACCATAACCAAATGTAGAAGAAATAGGACCCACTGTAACGTAAGGGTTTGTAGTAATTGTTCCTCCTGTAGTAACTCCCGTTCCTGTTTCTGTTACAGGCATAGTAATTGTAAATGTATTTGCAGTTGGTACTGTTTTAACTTCAAATGAATTAGTTTGAAAATTAGCTGTTGTAAAACTTGTTGTAGTTGGTCCTGGTGTTGTAACACTTGTAAATTTAATCAAGTCACCAACAAGTAAATTATGAGTATTTTTATTAATTGTAACTGTTGTAGAGCCTGTAGTTGATGTATAAGTACAACTTGTTAATGCTGTTCCTAAGGGTGTAATATCATAAAATACTTCATCAAAAAGAACATATAAAACTTTATTTGTTCCGATAACAACATAACGTCTACCCGTTAAATCAAAATAAGAATGTATGTCTCTTGCTGCGCCTACTAATATAGATGAATTAATTTGTTCCCAACCACCTATCTTTTCAGGTGATCCATATTGAAAACGTACATTATCTCCATCAATCCAACGTCCCTCTGCTTGAGAGGCTGTATCGTTCTTATCAAAGCCTGGAGGTAATGGTATCTTTTTTAATGGCATATTTATGCCTATTATAGCATTAATTGAATATAGCTAAAAGGTTGCTGTTTATTATTAAAATAACTTTTTAATCAATCCCCTAAAACCAGTATTTTCTTTAAAATATTCTAAACATTCTGCTATCGTTTGCTGTCTAATATATTCATCTCTAATTTCTTGAGAAGTTGGTTGAGGTAATTCACTATCCCATCTATCTATAATAAACTGACCAGCGGAAGTTAAATCGTAGCTAGCGCCGGGGGCCAAAGACTTCATTACAGTATTAATGCCCCAAGAAAAACCATTTTCATTCGTATAAGCTTTAATAGTTTCTTCTATAGATAATTTTTTCATTTAAATTGTTTTCCAGTTACCCATGTTACTAATGAATTTCTTGTCCCTTTAGTTACTGGCATAACTTCATGTAATACATAAGAAGGAAACATAATTAAAGTTCCTTGTGATTTATTCATTATTTCTCCTTTATCTCCATCATAAAGATAAAGTTCTCCACCTTCATATTCTTCAGGATTTGTTAATTGAATTGATATAGATAATTTTCTAACTGGTGTATTTATTCCTCTATCAACGTGTTTTCCATATTTATCAGAAGGTGATTCATAATTTGTGAATTGAAAACCTTCATTTAATCCAAATAAATCAAATTTAAAAAATCTTTCATTAAGACTTAATGTCATATCGGTAACTCTGCGAAATACCCAATCCATATCATCAATTGGATATAACCAAGATATTTTACTATCTCTAACGTCTTTTGTAATACCTTTAGTTTTTCCTTTAATTAATCCTTTATCTTTTGCAATATTTATAATTTTTTGACATTCTTTTTTTGAAAATGCGTTACTCCAAAATGCGTAAAGATTAACTTGATCTAATTCAAAATTCCAAGATGAATTTTCAAATTTAGGTTCTTTCACCTTCTTATTCATAAGTGAAGATATATCTTATTTATGAATTATTGTCTAGTTTTTTACTTCCCAATTTATAATATCTTCATTCCAAGAATAATGTTGATTTTCTTCTAATTGTTCTGTTGGTTTAGATATAGGGGGCTCCCAATTACAAGTAGTTTCATTTAAAATCCAACTATTGTAAGGTTTTGAGGGAATAAAAGCATCTCTTATTTCATCGTAAGTATAGCCTATTCCTGCATGATTTTTTCTAAAAGGAGTTCCGCTTAGCGAATGAACTCCACCGTTTGTATTATATGAAGTTTGTTTCCAAATAGCATTTGGTTCATTATATAAATTTTTTAAAAACTGTATTCCAATTGATTCTTGTTCTATACCATTTGAATCTTTAATTACTTCGTTAACAACAGAGTGAACTGCTATTACGATATTATTTTCTATTTTTGCAAAGCTCGCCATTATGTTGTATAGCTCCCATCTCCATTAAATACTAAAATTTTTTTGCCACCTGATATAGATTCTGTTGGTGAACCTGTAACTGTTCCTGAAAAATTGCCAGGAGGCATACTTAATATAACAACTCCTTTACCTCCAGCACCAGCAGTAGTACCACCAGCAGCATGTTCTGCACCACCACCTCCACTTCCAGTATTTGCATCTCCTGCTGTTGCATTTGTACCTGGAGTGTATCTAGCACCACTACCACCACCACCGGCTCCACCTAGAGATACTCCACTATAACCACCTCCACCACCTCCACCTGCTCTTGTTACAGATGAACCAGTTATTGATGAAGCTGTACCATCTCCACCTGAGCCACCAGGGGGTTGACCATTTACTGGGTTTCCACCTACTGCACCAGCGCCACCTCCACCAGCACCTAATCCATAACCACTAGTACCTACAGTTGAACCAGCACCTCCATTATTACCTTGACTTGGTGATGTACTTGGAGTGTTTCCAGAACCAGCAGTTCCACCAGTGCCAGGATTTGATCCACTACCACCACCCCCAGAACCACCAGCTACACCATTTTTTCCAGCATCGTCGCTACCACCTCCACCTCCTCCAGCAGAAGTTATTGTTGTTAATCCTGTTCCTGAAAACTCTGAATTACTACCAGAGACTCCTACTGCACCAATGGCACCCGCAGCGCCACCATCTCCAACTGTTATTGTAATTAATATATCTTTTGAAACTTTTTGGGTAGATGTTCTAAATCCTCCAGCTCCACCACCACCTGCGTAATAATATCCACCACCTCCAGCGCCACCACCTATAACTAAGAAATCAATATTGTAAGGTCCACCACCTGCAGTCAATCCAAATCCTTTTGCTGATCCAGCTCCGCGTGTTGAGTTTAAAGGCATTACAAAATCTCCTAATTAAATTGAGTTTGCGACGCTAAAATTGTATATGCTGGGGTTGTTGCTGTTTTAATTGCAGTGAATGAATAAACATCTATTCCTGCGTTACCTGCTGTTGGTGCAGAACCACCTTGATATTCAAGCGTAACGTTTGTTGATGAACCATCAATAGTTATTGTTGAAACAAAAAATGTAGTATTAGTATTTAAAAAAGCACCTGTTACAGATTCTCCAACAGATAGCATGTTAGTTAAAGATGTAGAAGAACTACCTCTTAAGTTTATTGTAAATTGACCTGTTGCCGTTGTTGTATGATAAAGAACAGCTTGAGTTAAAAAATCAAAATTTGTAGTTCCAGTTGTTGCTACTGCTGTTACAGTTACTTTTTCTTTCATTGCTTGAATTTTTCCAGTACCATTAAATGTTACTGCACCTGTTCCTTTTGGTGTAAAATTTATACCAACATTAGTATCACTTCCTGATGCTGTAAAATTTGGATTATTACCTGTTGCAGCATTTGCAATTGTTATTTCATTAACTGCAGAAGCTGTTGCTGTAAATATAATTTCTTCATTACCATTACTATCATCGATTTCATTAATAATAGGAGAGGTTAATGTTGGTGTTGTTAAAGTTTTATTAGTTAATGTTTGAGGGGCTGTAAGATTTACTAATGCCAAATCTACTACATCTGTTCCATTTAAATAAACTAGTTTAGTTGTTTTATCAGTTGCTCCAAATATTACTGAAGCTCCACCTACTTGATTTAAAGCAAGTGTAAATGCACCTGATGTTGCGTTTTCTAAAGTGTAAGTTTTTTCAATTCCTGAAGCTATAAAAACTGTACAGTTTGCAGTAATTGCTCCTGTAAATCTTAAAACAGCATTTCTAGCTGGTGAAATTGTAGCATCAGTCATTAATAAAGTTGTATTAGTAGACGTGATAGCTATGTTTTCAAAACCAACGATGGCTTGTTGTACTAGGTCTAAATTTGTATTTGTTTTTGTTCCCCATGTACCCGAGTTTTCACCCGTGGCCATAAGTTCTATTTTTAAATCTGTTGAAAACGTTGATGCCATAAAAATCCTTTATAAATTATGTATAATATCCAATTTTAGTTTCATTAAGCCGCTATGTCAACCACACTCCAATTATTAGTTACCCCTATATCAACCACGGCCCAAGCAGTTATAAATAGTCTGCCTGTTTGAGAAGATACCTGAACCCCTGTAACTGAAATAGTGCTTAAAGTTTCACCAGAAGCAAAACCTTGTGAAAGTGTTAATAAATTAGTAGATAATGTAACTTGAGTGTTAGGTGTAGCATCTTCATTTCCTAAACTAACTGTTAATATATTAGTATTTGGTGTTACATTAGCATCTGCTGTAATTTGAGCTATTGAAGTTAATGTAAATATTAAAGCATTACCTGTTATATTTACTTCAACTGAAGGCACTACTTCTTCTTCAGCACCTTGAGATATAAACATACCTCCAATATTACCCCACGAACCGTTGCCCCATGCTGTTGCTCCCCATGGTAAATCACCAGGTGCTGTTAAATTAATTATAGTATTTGCGTTTACATTTTCAGAAGTAAATCCTACAGTTGTGTTTAATAAATTAGTGCTTAATGATAAATTAGAATCTCCAGTAATTGTAAGAGATGTAATAGTTAGTGTTAAAAGATTAGTGCTAAGAGATGCTATACCATTCTCTTCATTAAAAATAGACTCATCACCTATTTCTGATTGAGCTGCAGTAATTTGACCCCAAGAATAATTTCCAAATGAATTTTGTCCCCAAGTTGTAGGTGTACCTGGTGTCGTGACAGCAACTGTTACACTAACAAAATCTTGATTCCAAACTAAAGATCCCCAAGTTAATCTTCCCCAACCTTCGTTGTTGAAAGCATTTAATGATCCTACAGTTGTGCTTGTAGATTGATCTCCACCAAAAGATTCTGAACCCCACGAACTTGCTCCGTAGGCTGTAAGGCCAGCTGACGATACCTGAACTGTAATATCTGCCACCTGGCCCTCCTAAATTATGCGATTCTTAATATAGCTGCTGCTGCTGTAAATGCTGGAAATTGAATTGTAAATGTTCCTGATGTTGCAGTTTTATCAGCGCCAAAATCTAATACACAAACTGCTGCGTTAGAAGCTGATGAATTATAAATTATTGCTCCTCTTGCAGTTAATGTAACTCCTGTAAAAGATAAATCAGCAAAAGTTACTATTGCTGTTGCTGTATCTAATGAAACTTGTTTACTTTGTAATGCTGCACCGGTCGCTACGTATGTTCCTGTAGCTCCAACTTCTCCTGTGGCTGTATAAGCTGTAGTAGCTGCGGATAAGTTAGCTGCTGATGTATACATCGCTAATTTAAAAACCTGTGCGTTTCCTGAATCAAAATCGTGTACTTCACCTAAAAGCTCTGTTTTAAAGCTGTTGCACACTGCTTGGGTTATTTCCATATATTGTACTCCTTATAGTTGTTATGGGGATGGTGACGGTACTTTGATTCGTAACGTTCCATCCTGAAATTCGTCTCTGCGTCTTCTACCTGTTTGTTCCAACGCAAATCCTTGTAATGCTGTATTATACTTGTCTTGATAGAGTTTGTACATATCCATAGGTCCTTTTAAATACGCAAAAGCTTCTACTAAACAAGCATATAATAATAG